CGTGGATGTTGGCGGCGGCTCATCTAATACGGTTCGTATCAAAGGCAAAGACGTTAAGTGGGTAAGCGAAACAATCAATGGTACTTCTTACAAGATACTTGTGGAGGACTAATACATGGACGATTTCGAGAATGCCCTTATCAATCTCATCAATCAGAATCCATTGCCGTTTGAAGTCAAGCGGTATGTAGTAAAGCATATCAATACGCTAATGGATTTTGAATACTGGAAACAGATTTCTAAACCGAAGGAAAGCGAGGAAAAAGACGGTGAACAAGTGTCATAGTAACTTAAACTTCCTGAATGATACCACGCCCGCATTGAATGACACCAACATGAATTACATGGACGGGTGCATTGATACCATCGATGACCGAGTTATCAGTTTGGACACCACGAAAGCCGATCAGAGCGATTTGCTTTTGGCTTTCAAAGATGTATCACTCAATTCCACGACGGGCGTTATAACCTTTACGCTTTTCAATAATACGACAAAGACCATCGATACCTTGCTTGAAAAGGTGGCTATCAATTTTGACTACGATGACGATCCTACATCGGCACATTATCAGAATCTTATCATTGAGCTAGAGGATGGCACATATAAGTACATCGATATGTCGGCACTAATTACCGAGTACGAGTTCACGAACAGCTCCACAGTGGCCTTTACCGTTGGAGCAGATGGTTCTGTATCAGCTTCAGTTATCGATGGTTCTATCACGGGCGCAAAGTTACAGCCTAACTATTTAGCAGATGTTACAGCACAGGCAAACGCAGCTAGTGGTTCGGCTAACACGGCAAGCGCACAAGCACTGGCATCCGAAGGATTCGCCAACGGCACTCAAAACGGTTCCCCGGTCGGGAGTGGCTCTCCATATTATGAAAATAATGCGAAATACTGGAAGGACCAAGCACAAGCGATAGCGTCAGCGTCGTTGAGCGGCTTGTCGGATGTTAGTATATCAAACCCTCAAGATGGACAAGTGTTGATGTATGACGCCACTAATCACGAATGGACTAATGGAACGGTGTCTCGTATTATTGCTGTGCCGATCGCAAAAACAAAAACATATACATACGATGGTACGGCACAAACTTTTGAATGGGATTTAATTGATCCTGATGCCGTGGTGCTAACTAATGATACACAGACCAATGCGGGAACATATACAGTTACGGCTTCATTATTATTCCCTAGTGACGTTTGGGCTGATAATACTACATCACCTAAAACTTATACATGGACAATCAACAAAGCAAATGCTTCGTTGTCGGTTAGCGTAAATAGTTTATCGTTAAGCAATACTACGTCTAGTGCCAACGTGACAGTTACTTTTACTAATGATACCGGAGCAGATATTACAAGTACGGATTCTGATGTTGCCAGTCCTTCCGAAGCATCACTCGTTTCAAGCGCGACTATAACCATTACAACGTCAAAAAAAGGTAATGCGACGGTGACAGCGGCAACGAGTGCATCTGTAAATTATAATGCTGCATCTGCCACAATAAGCATTTCTTCAACGTATGTAACGCTGAAAACTTTTGCGGCGGCTACAGATGCCGAAATCGCCGACATGGTAGAAGCTGCTGATTTAGGTTATATCGATTTATATGATGATGCCGGTTGGAGAGTGGGGCAGGAACATCAGATATCACTTTCGGCTATTACAGCTACTGGTACTTACGATGGCGTAACATGGAGTGTGGGCGAAGTACAAAACGCACAGACCGCTACACTTGTATTGATGCACAGGGGTTCGTATGAATTAGTGACATCCGTATTAAACAAGCAAGGACAGACTAGAAATACTTGTTCTTTTATATGTGGCTTGAAGAATGGATTAGAAACTGAAGGCTATATAAATAGCACAAACACAAATACTGGTTCGTGGGATAGTTCGGCAAGACGGTTATGGTGTAATGGCGGTTTTAGAAGTGCAATTCCCTCTTCCTTACAATCGGCCTTTAAACAGTTCAAAACAATAACGGCTACATCCTATAATGGTTCTACTAATACGACAAGTAATGATTATTTTGCACTTCCGGCGGCAAAAGAGATTTTTGGTGGCACAGCCACAACAGCGGGGGCTGATACTTCGTATAGTAATCTGACCGAGTTTAATGCTTTGACACAATTTGACTGGTATTCATCTGCCGCCAATCGGAGTAAGAACAGGGGAGATTCGGGTGCGGTAACAAGTTGGTTTGAACGTTCCCCATTTTATAACGGTTCCACGCAATTCTGTGTTTATTATAAAGCCGGAAATGCAAGTTATTCAAACGCGGGGAGTACAAATGCTATTTCACCTTTTGGCTGTCTGTAAGGAGGTGTGCTAGATGGATAAAGAAATAACTGCACTTTGGGAAAAAATAGGGGAATTAGAACGTAAGTTGTCGGCATTTACAGAGATGCGTCACGAAGAATCTTCTACACGTATATCCGATAACGAAGAAGCGTTATGCGACCTTGATGAAAGCTACTTTACAAAGGTGGCTGACATAGAAGAAGCGTTATGTGACTTATCAGAAACCATTTAAGGAGGTATTGTTATATGGCTAAAATTTGGAGAAACAGGATTCTTGCGGGAACACGTACCTTTGATGAAGTGCCTAGCACATGGAAAGCACAGGTGAAGATTCTTCTGAAAGCCGATGTGGTGAGCGGTCTTATTACAGCAGAAGAGTATGAAGATATTGTTGGCGAACCTTATTCTGAATGAAGGGAGATAGAATACCATGTCAGGATTACCTACAAACCCTAACGGGAGAAGAGAGACTTACCTTGCGAACATTGCCGGAGAGAACGTTCAGCTTCCGTCTAATCCGCAGGGCAGAGAAGAGGAATACCTTGATTACATCGCTCGTAATGGTGGCGGCGGTGGCGGCGGTGGAGCAACCATAGACGATTCTGAACCCGCTTACAACAAGGTTTATTCCAGTGAAAAGACGGAAGAGATCGCAGATACAAAGGTCAATATGTCGGAGATGACTTTCGTGATCCCGACCAATCTCTTTGACAGTTCCACAAGTAAAAAGGACTGGAAGCCCTCTAGTTCAGGTGGTGCGACCTACAGTGATGGTTCTGCCCTGAACGGCTACAACACTACAAACCTTTTCGCTTGTACGCCCAATCAGAAGTTCAAGTGTAATATGACCGAATGGCCTAGTTACACTAGATGCTTCTGCTATAACGCGAACAAGGAGTATGTTGTGGCTACATCCCCGGCAGATATTGATACCGATGGATATTGTACCTTTGAAGTAGCCGGAAATAATTCTATCGCCTACGCTTGCCTTGTAGCTAATTTCACTACTACACAGTGGAATAACCTTTACATCGATCAGTACGCTAATTTCGGGCCTAGAAAAGCCATAGTAAATGACTTGTGGCTGTCCGATGATAACGTTGCTATGGCAAAGGAGCGTTTGGGCATCGACGAAACCGAGGATGTTCTGAATGGCAAGAAATGGTGTGTAGCGGGCGATAGCTTCACCTACGGCGATTTCACGGGCGTTACTACACCTACGATTCCCGATGGCAAATATGCGGGTGAGAGAGCTGTTTATCCGTATCTTATCGGCAATCGTTGCAACATGACCATTCAGAATCTTTCCCGTGGTGGCAGAACCCTTGCTTATGCGGCTGATGCGTCAGATGAAAATTCATTCGTGAATTACTATCAGACCGTTGCAGCTGATGCGGATTATCTCACAATGTATTTCGGCATCAACGACAGCCACAGGGCAACAGCAGAAACCGGGCAGATACCGTTAGGCACTATTTCCGATGCTACAACAGCGACCTTTTACGGCGCATGGAACGTCATTCTGACATGGCTTATTACTAATAGACCTAATCTGCATATTGGAATTATCGTATCAAATGGATGTGACAGCGACGATTACCGCACGGCTACCATTGCCATTGCAAAGAAGTACGGACTTCCGTATATCGACCTGAACGGCGATGAGCGTACACCTTGCATGATGCGTTCGACCAATGCAGATGTTGCATCTGCTGTCAGGACACAGCGTACTAACGCTTGGAAAGTATCAAGCACTAATGCGCACCCGAACGCCGATTGTCACAAGTTTGAATCGACGATTATAGAGAACTTCTTGCGTTCACTATAATTCTTCTTCATATAGCATCCCCCTGTGTCGTGGAAGCGATAACCACGGAAAAAACACTATTTTAAAATACAAAAAAGGAGGAAAGAAACATGGCTACTAGGCAAGAGTTTTGTGACGCTATGGAAGAAGTCTATAAGAATCACGGCGTTTACATCGGCACGGCTAACGGTGAGCTGACCGAAAGCCTATCTATCGGGCGCATTCACAACATGGAAAAGACCTATGGACGCAGAGATAAGAGCGGTAAGGCTTTATGGGATTCCGATACTTGCAGAGATTTGACCTATATCGGCAAATGCTATAAGCAAGGATGGGATATGTCGAAGAGCAGAGCCGGAGACTGTTCAGGTATCATCGTCGGTGTAATGCGGGATTTAGGCATCATAAAGCCGACAGCAGACTTCCGCGCAAGGGATTTTCAGGCGAAATCAACACCCGTTCCGCTGAAGGATTTACAGCTTGCAGACCTTGTGTTCGATAAGAAGTCTGAAGCTACTCACGTGGGCGTGGTGGTAAAGATCGATAATGGCAATGCTATCATTATCGAAAGCCGTGGACGTGACTATGGCGTAACACGCAGAAAGTTAAAGGACACTAGCTTTGTTATCGGTGGCAGATTAGACTGGTTCAGTAATGATATCCCTGTTCTGCTCCGTAATCTGAAATACATCAAAGATAATCAGATGCACGGACAGGACGTAAAGCAGTGTCAGGAACAGCTTATCAGAAAAGGTTATAAGCCCGGTTCGGTCGATGGCTATTACGGTTTAAAGACCTATAATGCCGTAATAGATTTTCAGGCTGATAACAACCTTGATGTAGATGGCGTGGTAGGTCAGCGCACATGGGCGAAGTTGTGGGAATAATGCGGAAAGGAGTGTGATGTACTATGTCAGAAGTGGTAATTGTCTCAATCATATCGCTTGTCGGTACACTCGCCGGTACTTTCGGCGGCATTATGACCGCAAATAAGTTGACTGGATATCGAATTGAACAGTTAGAAAAGAAGGTAGAAAAGCATAATAACTTAATCGAGCGTGTTTACCGCTTGGAAGATAACGATAAACTGCTTGAAGAGAAGATTGACGTACTCAATAGAAAGGTGGGATAAGATCATGGCAAAAATGGTAAAGAACATTAAATCGGCTAACTGGTGGAAAGCAGCGGGCATCCGTGCAATCAAGACTTGCGCACAGGCGGCTATCGCTACTATCGGAACAGCGGCTGTGTTAGGTCAGGTAGACTGGAAGATGGTTTTATCGGCTTCTGCCCTTGCGGGTATTCTGTCACTCCTTACATCGATCGCCGGACTTCCTGAAGTGGAAGAGTAAGGGGGCAACGTGCGCATTGCGGATTTTACACTTTCCGAGATCGAACGCTTTAAAACCCGGTGCAATTTTACCGACAGCGAAATGTTGTGCTTCGAGCGGAAAGCAAAGGACTGTACGAATATTGAGATTGCTTTGGAATTGAATGTTTCTGAATCCACGGTAGCCGTAATTATGAAAAGAGTACGGAACAAGATCATGAAAGAGATAGACAATTCCAAAGTGATTAAACCCGAAGTAAAGATACCGTGCGAACAGTGCCCTTGCTATCCCGAAGTACATACTATGAAAGAATGGGCTGAAATGCCCGATAAGGTGTCTGTAAAGTATAAGTGGTATGTTTATAGCGATTACCGCACAGACAACGATATTGACGTTCCTAGATTCAAATTCGGGGATGGCAAGACATTGATATCAAGACTTCCCTTCTGCACGGCGGCAATTACCGATAATGACGTGGAGCTTTGGGATGAGCAGATAATCAAGGAATAACATTTTTTCAACATTTTTCGTGCAATTTTATAGCATAAATCTTAAAAGAATCTCGTATGTCGGGGTTCTTTTTTGTTGCTATCATGTGGGTAACAGGGGGATATAAGAATGTATAACAATCCGTATTATGCCGCTTTCAATCCTTATGCGGTGGCACAACACAGTGTAATGCCTACTTTACAGCAACAGCAGATTATTCAAGTCAACGGCAAGGCAAGCGTAGACACAATACAGCTTGCGCCTAACTCTAGCCTGTTGGCTATGGACACTACCGCGCCTATTGTGTGGATGTGTGTGTCTGACGGTGTGGGGAAAGTAACAAGCACTCCGTATGATATAAAGGTGCATGAGGAAAAGCCGCCCGTGGATGTTGAAAGCATCGAACAGCGGATATCCAAAGTAGAAAAAATCATATCTGAATGGGAGGATAAAATAAATGTCAAATCCTATGCTGACAGCTCTAACACAAAACCGAACAATGCAAAATATCAGCAGAATCAAGCATCTCATGCAGACCGTTAAATCTGCCGGGAATCCACAGATGATGCTCAATCAGATGATGGGGCAGAATCCGCAGATGAAACAGGCTATGGATTATGTCAATGCCAACGGTGGCGATCCGCAGAAAGCATTTTACAAACTGGCACAGGAACAAGGCGTAAACCCTGATGATTTTATTAAACAGTTGATGAGTTAAAATCGAGTTAGAATCGAATTAAAATCGAGTTAAAGGTGGCGCACCTTAACATAACGGACTATCTATACCGGGAAAGATAGCTCCTAACCTACAAAAATTATAGGAGGTAGAAAAAATGGACGGATCATTAACAGCGAGTGACGTTGCTCTGCTGAACAATGACAGTATGGGTGGTTGGAACGGCATGATATGGCTGTTCGCAATCCTCGCTCTGTTTGGCGGCGGTGGCTTTGGCGGCTTTGGTGGCGGCAATCAGCAGTATGCTACGAGAGATCAGGTTCAGAACGGATTCGATACACAGAACATCAACGCACAGACAAGAGACATTCTTGGTGCCGTTAATGCCGGAACCGCACAGACCGTAGCGGCAACCAATCAGACTTTCCATGATACACTCATGGCTAATCAGGCACTCTACAACGAAGTAGCAAGAGATATTTCCGGCCTTGCACTTGGTCAGGCTAACACTCTTGCAACCATCAATGATTGTTGCTGTTCTACAAAGCAGTTAGTACAGCAGATCAATTATGACGGTGCTATGCGCGATGCAGCTACAAACGCTAACTTTACGGCACAGATTCAGTCTGTAAAGGATATGATCGCGCAGAACAAGATTGAAGCACTTCAGGCACAGGTAAGTCAGCTTCAGCTTGCACAGGCTACTAGCGGCGTTCTTCGCTTCCCTAACTCATGGGCGTATGATGCCGGAGTATTCCCGCCTGTTGTTGGTGGAACTACAGCCTTGACTACTCGTTGAGGTATTGCGTATGACACGGATCAAAAACCTTATTGAACAAATCAATGATGAGTTATGTTCGGCTAAAGACTACGCAGAAGAATACCTTACGTTCAAGGCAAAGAATGATACTCCGTGGGCGAACCGATACAAGGAAATGTCCACGGACGAGTTGAAACACGCTAACTACATCCATGAGAGAGTAGTTGCCGATATTGAAGAACTCAAAAAGGTTTACACTCCACCCGAGGAAATGATGGAAAAGTGGGAGCATGAACACCGTGAGTTCATCGAAAAGACCGCGTGGATTAAGCAAATGCTTGCTATGTAACACACAAGGCGCACTCTAAATCAGGGTGCGCCCTTTTGAGGTATAGACTATGGAGATTTTAATACGGCTTTTAACTGCCGCAGAAGCGGCTTATGAGATGAATCCGACCCCCAGATTAGAGAGATGGATAGAACTTTTAGAGGAAAAACTATACGAAAAAATTACCCGTGAAGGGGAAAAGTAGGGTTTCATGGGTAAACAGATTTACCCGGAATTTACCCACCCTTTGGAAACTCAAAAAAGAAAGACCCTCGAAAAAGCTAGTGTTTTCAAGGGTTTAGATGGAAGCTGAGAATGGGACTTGAACCCACGACCTATTGATTACGAATGAATAAAAAGGGGTTTTCTTTGCTCCGTCTCACAAGCCGCAAAATCAGCGTAAAGCCTTGAAAATAAAGGGTTTTCCGAAGGTCTTATTATGTTCAAAATATACGAAAATGTGTTCGTTTTTTGGGGTTTATATTTACCCTATTTACCCTTTTTTTACCCGGAAGGAAACTTAAATTTTGTTAAATCAGAATTTAATACTATTGACCGCCGCCGAGAGGGTGGAATTAGTTTTGTCGAGGTGGGTATAAACCTCTAATACCATTCGGGTGTCGGAATGACCCATCAGGAATTGGCAAGTCTTAATGTCAATCTTCGAGTAGTAGCACATCGTACAGAAGTTATGTCTGAAACTGTACGGCGTTATCCCTTTAAGACCGAGAGCATTAATCGCCCGATAAAACTGATCGTCATATCCCGTTCTATTCGCGTATAAGCCATTTTCCGAGCCGAAAAGATATTGATTAGGGAAATACCTAGCCGCGTTCTTATAAGCCAAAAGAGAGCCTATTACGAAGTCAGGAGCGGGTATTGTACGTATGCTCTTATTTGTTTTCGGCAATCCGACAGAAGTTTGTCCTCTGCGGCTGAAATTCAGGGCCTTATTTACGTTAATTGTGTTGTAATTAAAATCAATATCTTTCCATGTGAGCGCGTAAATCTCTGCCGGACGCAAGCCCGTTCCGTAAAACAGATGAATTAATGCTCTTTTTCTTTCGTCTAATCCTTCGGCTTCTTTGACAATCTTACATTCCGCTTGCGTGAGTATGCGCTTCTCACCTTTTACCAAACGAGGGAGCGTAACGGCTGCGCAAGGGTTCTTCTGTATTATATCCTCATTTACCGCCATGTCAAATATCTGCCGAAGTGTAAGCAGTAATTTCTTACACAGGCTAGGCGCATTTGAATGTGAATTGATAAGGTTCTGGATATCCGCCGAACGGATATAGTCGAGCCGCATCGTGGCTAAATTCCCCAGATGCTTATTAACGTAGTATTCATATTCCTGATACGTGCTAATACTGCGGCTTTTCTTTGTCTCTAACCATATCGGGGCATATTCTTCTAGTGTCGCGGCTTCTCCGAAGTATGTCCGACCGCGTTCTATCTCGTATTTGATAGCGCGGACTTTTCGTTCTAGGTCTGCTGATGATTTAGTGCTAGATAGTCGTATAGAAATAGGTCTGCCGTTATCATCGTATTTCCCGGTGCGGATAGCGGTACGAAAACGCCCGTCTTTATCGCGGGTGTATTTTGAGCGCGGCATTTAATCACCCCTCATTCTTGGTATTTGGTAATGGCATATTAACCTCGATAGTCAGGTTTTTTCCATCAATCGGAGAAAGAAGTGTAAAATCAACAATTTGGCGCGTTCTGGGGTCAGCTCCTCTATAAGCTAATATTAATCGGGCTTCTTCATCCGTTAAATGAATAGCGCCCGTACTTTCTTTTTGGGCTTGCTCTTCTAAATATTGAATAAAACCCGCAACTCTAGGATCGCGTAACCCGGCTTCTTCCATAGCGGTAACCCATTCTGTTTGAGGGTTTTCGTACAATTCGCTGATAGGAACCTGAAATAGCCGTGAATATCCCAACATAATAGAAGGCGATACACGTTGCACTTGCTCATTCTCATAACGGCTGACAGTAGCTTCGGAGCATCCGATTCTGATTGCGACATCCTTTAATGATAAACCATTCTTTTCTCTTAAATACTTTATTTTCTCGCTGTTTATTTTCATAGAACACCTCCGTAAAACGATAGTTTATATTGCGATTGTACCTTATATTTCGGCAATTCGCAACGAAATGTTTACATGAGTGAAAAAATTTTAAAAAAACTCTTGCATTAAAATTTCATGTGTGATATTATTCAATCATGCAAGAAAAATGAAAACACAAGGAAGGGGGAATGAACGGGTGAGAAGTATTAATACTAAAGAGTTCCGCAAGGCTATGATTGACGCTGATTACAATACTCTTGGCGATCTGGAAAAAGAGAGCGGCATTGATAAATCATCGTTATCTAGCATTTTGAACGGAAATGGCGGCAGATTACCGTCCTACGATTCAATCGCAAAACTTGCAGATGCGCTTCATCTTTCATACGAGGAAATTGGATGTATATTTTTTTACAATGACCTTGCAAAAGTGAAAGAAACGTGAAAGAAGGTATAGGTATGAAATTTCCGCGTGTCGTTTATATGTTGCGAAACACCATCACAAACAAATGTTATGTGGGAAGTACGAGTAATTTAGAGTGTCGTTTGAAATTCCATTTATCGAGTTTAAAGAACGGTACGCATTCTGTAGAAGATATGCAAGCAGATTTTGACGAATACGGCGATCATTTTCAGGTTTTTATTTTAGACACAATTCTTCAATTTAATGACCGAATTAAAGAATACGAATGGATGCGCAAACTTTCTACGAATAACAGGCAATTTGGTTATAACTACAAAGACCCAACGGTTCGTGAAGCAAGAAAAAATGCACATTACTTTTTCGAGTATAACGGCGAATTAAGAAGCATTGTTGAATTAAGCAAAATAAGCGGAATAAAGGCATCAGTTTTAAGAGCAAGGCTGCTTTACCTCAAGTGGGATATTGAAAAGGCCATGAGCGAAAAAGCAGACGCTCGAAAGTACAACAAGAAAAAGATTCATGATAGCAATTAAAACCCGACATGATGACGGAAAAATCTGACAAGGTGGTTGGCAATTTAGGTTAAGGCGGTAGATATGGACGAAAATTTAAGAACATTAGAGGGTTTAAAGCAAATGCAATCCGCTCCGTTGTCGGTCAAAGTCCGAATGACAATGAGCCGTATATGCGATTGGGTATATGAATACGGCGAGGATGGTGTTTGTTGTAGCTTTTCGGGTGGCAAGGATAGCACGGTGTTGCTTGATTTAGTTCGCAACAAATGTGGGTTCAAGAACGTTCCGGCGGTGTTTGTGGATGTTCCGACACAGTACCCCGAATTAAAAGCGTTTGTTAAGACATTCGACAATGTTGTGATACTTCATCCAACAATGGGATTTTACGAGGTTTGCAAGAGATACGGCTTTCCTATTGTATCGAAGGAAATATCAGATAGCGTTTACGGCGCAAGAAAGTTTCTTAAAAAAGTAAGAGACGGAATTGATGCTGAAACTACTAGGGGGGGGGCAGCACGTAATCGGCTGTCACGCTTTTGCGGATATAACGGGAATACCGAGACGGCAAGGGGCGAAGAACGGCAAGGAATATCAGGACTTACGGAAGGGGATTATCCCTGAAAGACTTTCGGATTTATACGAGAGCAATAAAGAAAATGCGCCTGTAAGGTTAAAAAGCCTATTTGGGGAAGTCCAACATAAGGAAAAAGGCGTTGAGACAAACGAATATTCACGGCGGTTCGACCGATCCCGATACAAATTCTTCTTGGATGCCGACTTCGAGATTAGCGGTCAATGTTGCAAGGTTATGAAAAAGGCTCCGCTACATAAGTATCAGAAGGAAACAGGACGATTCCCGATTACCGGGCAGATGGCAGAAGAAAGCGTATTGCGTACTTCTTCTTGGATAAAGAACGGCTGCAATGGTTTCCACATGAAAAGCCCGGTCAGTAACCCCATGAGTTTCTGGACGGAACAGGATGTATTGCAATATATAGTTGACAATCACCTACCTATTTGCTCGGTTTATGGAGAAGTGGTCGAGGATTGCGGAGATCAGTTAGACGGTCAAATGTCTATTTCGGATTATGGTCTGGGGTGCGATGGAGATTGCAAGAAGTATAAAACAACGGGATGTAAAAGAACAGGATGCGTTTGTTGTGCATACGGAGCGCATCAGGAAACAAAGGAAGAAAGTCGGTTTATTAGGCTAAAGAAAACGCATCCGAAAATGTATCAGTTGTTGGATGTTATTGAGAATAACGGGGTTACTTATCGTCAGGCTATCGAATGGTACAACGATCATGTGGAAGAAAAGTACAAGATTTGGTTATAGGGAAGGGGTGAAGCAATGCAAGCACAAGTCAAAATGAAGTCAATTACGGAGCTAGTTGAAGAAGGATGGAATAAGGAAGTGCTTATGCGAATCGCACATATGCCAAATAGCCCGATGTTTCGTACAAGTCCACGGGGCAAGTTCTATGTGATTGAAGAAAGATTAAAAGAGTTCGTAAGCACCAGAAGAATCGGAAGATAAGGGGAGCAGACAATGAAGAGAGCAATTAAGGAAGTAATGGAAAGGCTGATGGTCGTAATGATGATGATATGCGTTATATCGGGAATAATCCTGATGATGTGCGAAAGCCCGGATTGGGAAACGCAGCGCATGACATTGTTCGGCGGTTTCGGTCTTTTTATTTTGGGTCTTGCACCCGCCGCTATCATTGCGGCAATCAACACAAGGAAGGAGAAGAGGAATGTTTACTGAGAAGGAGATCGAGTTAATGAGAGCGCAGATAGTGCTTGAGTTGGAAGGCACTAAACGCGAGGGTATTAAAGACCTTATCAAGTGGATGGATGATAACGGATTTTTTACGGCCCCTTGCTCAACACAGTATCACTTATCATGCGCGGGCGGTCTGGCACAGCACAGCATCAATGTTTTGACAACGTTGCGCAGTATGGCGAGGGCTATTTGCTCCGCTGATGAAATTCCCGATTGGGAGACAATGAGCATCGTTGCTTTATTACACGATCTTGGGAAGGTCGGTTTCCACGGCAAACCTAACTACGTAGAGAATTGGATTAAGGACGGCAGACCGACGAAGGCAGAGCCGGAGCAGAAGTACAAAATCAGCGAAAGTAAACCGTATAAGACTAATCCTGATTTACTTTACCTTCCCCATGCTATCAGGTCTGTAGAGATTGCCAGTAAGTTTATTGATCTTACCGAGGACGAAGAGTTTGCGATAGCTACTCACGATGGCATGTACGGCGAAATGAAGTATGTAGTGCAGGGACATGAGACACCGTTATATCTGCTTTTACATTCGGCTGACTTATGGTGTTCACGTGTAGTTGAGAGCGAAGGGGAGAGCGAAGGAAATGAATAAGCCGTATGAATATGTGTTAGATAACCCGCCTGATGTGGCATGGGAATTTATCTTGCAGATTATGGAAGACTGTGAAGCGATTCAGTCCGGCAATGATTCGGAATGGCGTAAGGATCGGGAGAAAATCAACGCATATAACAAAATAGCGGAATTATTAAAGAAGGAGAGCAATTAAGCATGGCAAAGATTATAGGAATCATGGGAGAGAGCGGTTCGGGTAAGACTACATCGATGCGCAATCTTGATCCTAAAACCACGATGTACCTTGATTGTGATAAGAAAGGCCTTTCGTGGAAGGGATGGAGAGAGAGCTACAACAAGGAGAATAAGAACTACATCGTGACAGATGTAGCTGCTGTGGTAGGGCAGACACTCCGCACAGTAAACGAGAATGTGAACTACAAGCATATCAAGACGGTGGTAGTTGACACTATCAACGGCTTAATGGTAGCTGATGAGATGCGCCGTATGAACGAAAAAAACTACGATAAGTGGATGGATTTAGCGGCCTGTGTTTACAACGTTATCGATTATGCATTGACAATGCGAGATGACATTACGGTTATCTTTGTAGCGCATTCACAGACCGAACGTGATGATTCCGGCTACGCTTGGACACGGATCAAGACAAGCGGTAAGAAACTGGACAAGATTTGTCTTGAAAGCAAATTCCCGGTTGTTCTGTTGGCAAAACAGATTGAAGGAAAGTATGTTTTTGAGACTAAATCGAATTTCTCTACGGCTAAAACGCCGATGGGAGCATTTGAGGAAGATACCATTGACAATGATATTGTCACGGTTATAGACGCATTAAAAGACTATTAAAGAAGGAGAGAAGCGTATGCGCAATTATGGTTACGACCGCAATAATGCGGCACAGGATTTTGAGCGATTACCGAAGGGAGCGTACATCGTCAAGATTCAGGCAGTACAGTACATCGAAGGTACAGAGGGGAAGTCCGATCAGTTAAGGTTTAAGGTCGATGTGGCAGAGGGAGAACACAAGGACTACTACAAAAAGGCTTATGAAGCTGATACCCGCGAGGATAAGAAGTGGCGTGGTGTGATTGAGATGTGGTGTCCGAAGAATGATGGATCGGAACAGGATGGATGGACAAAGAAAACGTTCGATACCAATTTCGCTGCTATCGAGGATAGTAATCCCGGCTTTAGGTTCAACGGGACCGATGAGAAGAGCCTTGTAGGTAAGATCGTGGGGGCGATCATTTACCGCGAGGATTACGAGAGGGACGGACAGATTAAGACCGCTTATAAGTTCCACAAGCGTCTTATTACGGCTGATGCGGTGCGTAAGGGTACATGGAGAGAGCCGAAGGACAAGATACTTAAACAGGAAGAGAGCGCAAAGGTAGACAGTCAGGGATTTATCAATATTCCTGATGGTAGTTCGGATGAGCTGCCTTTTTAAGAGGTAATTTATGCATCCTACCGAGGTTGAAAACGTACTTGATCGGCTAATTGTGCTGACAGATTCCCGCGAACATGATACCGAGAACTTCCGCAGACGTATGGATGTATTCGGCGCATGGGAACGTTGCAAACTGGATTATGGCGATTACTCCGCTAAATCTTATCGCGATGATGGAACAGAAGTAACACTTGTGGGGAAGGTTCATATAGAGCGAAAGATGGGTGCGTCGGAGATAATAAATAACTTCTGTGAGAGTGGGAAAGACAGCCCCGCTGTAATCCAGTGGAACAAAGAACATCCGTACGAAAAAATCCGCAATCGGTTTGAATGGGAATTGAAACGGGCACAGTTAGCCGGTGCAAGGATATATCTTGTGATTGAAAACGCAAGTTGGGAGCATATCTACGGACATAAGTACCAAAGCCGTATGAATGAAAAGGCTGTTATCGCAACCTTCATGGCTTATATGGCTAGATACGGCTTAACGGTACTGTTCGTAAATGATCGGCTTGCGGGGCAATTTATCAAGGATATCTTACGGTATGAAATGAGAGAGGAACTAAAGAAGTATGAGTGAGTACACAAGCGATTATAAAGGTTCGGTTTTTCTCGATCGCCGGATTACTGAAACGGAATGGTTTACGGGATGTTCTCCTAGCACTGTTTATGTCATGTTTTACCTTTTATTATCGGCTAATTATGAAACAAAGATGTGGAAAGGTATCAAGGTTAAGCGTGGCGAAGTGATTACATCGACGGGTAACTCCAAAACGCCGGGGCGATTGATGGAAGAAACACGGCTGCCCTATAGCACATTAGCTAGATCGTTGAAAAAATTAGAAGAACTAGGAGAAATATCTGTTTCTTCTAAAACTGGATCGCATGGTTATACATTGATATCCATCACTCATTACGACCTTTATATCACGGATAAAAAAGTGAATAAAAAGGTGGATAAAAAAACGGATAGTAAAGCGGAGAATAACAAAGAAGTAGTAGAAGAAACAGAAGAAGAATTTGAAGAATACGATTGGAGTAAAGACGATTAAACGCAAAGGGGGCAATCGAATGTGGAGTTTTACCACTTTAAGCGGCAAGATGCTTTTGATTTTGCCAGTTTTATAAATGCCCGAACGAAAATCAAAGGTGATGAACTGGTATTCAGCGTTTGTCCTTATTGCCACGGCGAGAGCAAGAACAATCGAGAGAAGTTCGCAATCAATCTCAATTCCGGCGCATTTAATTGTCTACGTGCTACTTGCAATGCCAAAGGTTCTTTTTGGCAATTAGCAAAGGAGTTCGGTTTTCCCATTCCTGATGCAGATGAATATTACGGCTATGAAACGAAGAAATACCGAACGTTCAAAGTCGAGCATATCGAAAGCCGGGATGCCGCTGTCAGGTATTGCGAGAGTCGAGGGATATCCGAAAAGGTCTGCCGAAAGTACGAATTGACAGTTCAAAAGGAACATGAGAACATACTGGTTTTTCCATTCCGGGATCATAACGGCATTGTGCAATATATCAAATACCGTAAGACAGATTTTAATCCTGAAAAGGATAGCAACAAGGAATGGAGCGAGAAGGACGGGAAAGCGATTCTGTTCGGTATGTTCCAGTGCGATATGAGCGTTGATACTTTGGTTCTGACCGAGGGGCAGATAGATTCACTTTCGGTGGCTACGGCGGGAATTTCAAATGCTGTGAGTGTACCGACAGGATGTAAGGGCAAGACATGGATTCCGCACTGTTGGGATTTCGTAAACAAGTTTAAGTACCTGATTGTTTTCGGGGATAACGAACACGGAGAAATAACGCTTGTCGATATGGTGCGTGACCGCTTCCCTAACACGCTTGTTAAGGTGGTTAGAAGCGAAGATTACGGCGGTTGTAAAGATGCGAATGAAATTCTACAGACCTATGGCACAGAAGCCGTTAAAAAGGCTGTAGAGAACGCAGAGACATTATCATCCAAAAGCATAAGGGATGTGTCGAACGTAGAGGATGTCGATATTCTTTCTCTTCCGGCATTACGGACAGGGATCACGAAACTAGATGAAGTCTTAACGAGGGGTTTGTACTTCGGTCAGGTTATCTTACTCACAGGAAATCGCGGTGATGGCAAATCAACATTCATGCAACAGTTGATATGTAATGCCGTAGATAAGGGCGTAAAGACGTTTCTGTATTCGGGTGAGCTTCCCAATTATGTGATCAGGAATTTCTGCAAGACAATGTGGGCGGGTAAGCACGAAAGCGAAGTGTCGGATGCCCTGAAGCAAACGATATTTGAGTATTACAGAGGTCGGTTGTTTCTCTATGATTCTACGGATATCAATAGCACGGATGAGAGCGAAGGTTTACTACAGATAGCCGAGCAAGCAATCATTCAATATGGCTGCAGACTGGTTTGTCTTGACAACCTGATGACGGTAGTTGAAGCCGCGAGTAGTGACGCATTGAACCGAGTGCAATCACAATTTGTCGGAAAACTTACCAAGATAGCCAAACAACACAATGTAATCGTGATCCTTGTAGCACATCCGCGAAAACGTGTTGGCGGTGACGTTAAGGCCGGATTTACAAATGATGATGTTTCAGGATCGGCAGACATCACGAACAAGGTTGATGTGGTTATGAGTTATCAGCGTTGTAAGGCACGTAAGGATGAAGAACCTGATGATTCGGAGCGTGAACTGTGGATAACCAAAAACCGTTTGACTGGCAAATTGGCGATGGGTGATAACGCAATATTGCTGAAATATGAAAACGGCACACGAAGAATTACCGGGGCAGAGCAGAGTTTTACGGGCGAACCGTTTAATTATAAATGGTTTACGGCATTGGACAAACCGAAGGAAACGGTCCCGCCTGACTGGAAACCGACGCAATATGATGACGAAGAAATACCATTTTAAGAGGGCAATTTCAGATGAAACAGAAGGAATTTAGGGCAAAAAAGGCAAGGATTGCTTATGAACGGTATATGGATTCATTACCTAAATGCAATAAGTGTGAGCATTGTATGTTTGTCGAAGGTAATTACGGAGACAGGCGGGTTTGCACAAAGATGCGGAAGGATGTGCCGAACAGAACACGTTCTTGCCCTATGTGGTGTCCGAAAAGGAAGTGAACACATGAGATTCAACGTACAAAAAGGTGATGTCCTGTGGACGTTATGGGCAGATATGTTTTTGCTTTGGCGGGAGCATGGGAATGTAAAAACGAATGCTGATGCTGATGAGTGGTATAAGGCCGCTAGGGAACTGGATAACAAGTACAGCAAGACACAGGAATCCGATTTGGCGCGGAAAATTATCATCAGCATGGGAGAAATCATAGACGAGAGGGTGATTAAATCGCGTGAGAGATAGAGAGATATACCAAACACTAGCAACGGTTTCTACTTATCACGACACGCTGAACACGATAGCTGCAAAGGAAATGCCGGTAAAGAGGGTATGTGATATATCGGCTAACAGTATCAAAGCGTGGGGCGTGGTAATGAACGAGTTTAACGAGGTTATAACAGCCCTAGACGGGGCAGAAATGGCAGAGGATAGGATTTACCGGGCGGCATTCGGGAAAGCCCTAGAAATCGTTATGAGAGCTAATAACTTCAGGAAGGAGAACGGTAGAAAAGTATGTTAAATGACTATGAGTTTATGGAGTGCGCCAAAGTCAATTCAATGGAAGTTGGGAAGAAATACCTTGTTTCGGCGCATGATGCAGTATCGCCTATGCAAGAATACGGCGGGATATATCCGTGGGGAGACAGACGGACGAAGGTTCCCGTGGAATGTTTAGAGGATCATAGGTTTTTCTACACAGTAAAGGTGCTGTCACATTATACGCACTGTGTGAATTTCGGCAAGAGTTATCCCTACAAGGTATCGCTTATGAAGAAGGATATCATGTTAGGCGAGACAAAGATTTATGAAACGGAAGGTGAAATAGATTGCCCGGATCGAGTGATGGAATATACAGCAAGCGATATCGATATGTCTATATTGTCGGCGTGGTTGCATTGATGATCCTGTTTTCTTCTACGAGAACGGTCAAGGCAGATGATAGATATGCACGGCTAGTTCTCGTAGGGGATTCGACAAGGGAATACAAGTTTTCAGTAACGGCTGACGAACGAGCGATATTAGAGCGTATCGTTGAAGCCGAAGCAACAGGCGGGAATGTAGAGCAGAAAAAGAACGTTGCAAGCTGCGTCCTTGCGAGAGTCGAATCAAAGGAATGGCCTAATACCGTGGAAAAGGTTGTGTTTCAGAATGACGGTCGGACGTGGCAATTCACTCCGATATCAGACAGGAGATATTATAAGGTCAAGATAACGGACAGTACCCGGAAGGCCGTAAATGAAGTGCTGATATACGGGCTGACGCATAGATACACGTTCTTCTGTAGTAAGAAGTCATGGGAGAAGCCGAACAGTTGGCACAGGAAAGCATTACAGTACGGATTCTATGACGGGGAGCATATCTATTGTAAGTGAGGTGAAAGAGTGTATATCAAAAATTTACTGACAGGCGAAGTTAGGCAGTATGGCATAGATCGACATGATAGTTTGCGTATTTCTGATGATGGAAGGGCATTATATTACGAGCACTTACAGTGTGGAGAAGATAGTCAGTACGGGGATTATCGGTTCATTACGGATAAGGAAGGAATGATACCGGGTGAGGATGAAGTTTTGATAAAGCACGGTGCGGATGCGTATTTCAATATCGGGGGATTCATTCCCGCAACGAAAGAAGAAAAGAGATGCGAGGCTTGCACTAACTTGAATAAATATACTGGATGCATTAAACACATAGAATGTCAGCGAGAACATTTGAAGTATTTTGAGCCAAAGCAGACAGCAACGAAAGAAGGTGCAGAATGACACGAGAAGAAGCGCATAAGAGATTGGATGAAGCATATCGAAAGAACGAGATAATACAAGTTGGTATCAGAAGAGGTAAAATTCCCGAAAGTACAAGAGTTGCGGCGGCGTTGATAGCGACAGCAGAAATTGCAAAGTCGGAGAGTTCATATTTCAGTATGCCGAAGTTATACACATCATTGAGCGAGAGAGAAGGTGATGGGGAATGACCGACGCTGACAAATGCTACTGGCTGACCGAAGAAGGTGGCTGCGAGTATGAAGGGGCTTGCTTATATCAGCGGGGCAAATGGAAGGATACTTGCGGATTGTATCAGGAAAGTGAGGGAGAAGAGGAAGAATGACGTGGTTCATACTGGGGTTTATTTGCGGCGGGCTGTTTGGAGCCGCCATGATGGCAATCTTACAGATTCAGAAGGGAGATAAGAACAATGACAATCCATGAAGCAATAGTGTATTTCGAGCGTAGACAGGATATGCCGATGCTCGACGATGAAACTAGAGATGCCGAGAGAACAGCAATAGCGGCTTTAACGGCGATATCCGAGATCAAGAATATCCACAGTTACGGCTTCAGTAATGTAATGACACGGGTACAGTCAGATGCGGCATTGGAAAGACTTGAAAAGGCATTAAGCGGGAAAGGGCGTTAAGACCGATGGAAGAAGTGCTTGAATACCTTCTTGCCGAGTTGAACGAAATCACGGACAAATTGCAGAACATAAAAACTGAAGGGCATGAGCTGTATGTCCGTGGTTTCGAGGATGGGAAGAAGATAGCAAGGAAAATGATCGAAAAGCTGAAGAAGGAGTTGAAGTAGATGCCGAGTAAAAAGTGCGTCAGGTCTTTTCAGACAATGCGCAAGAATGGCCTATCATCGGCTGACATTGCCCGGATGTATGGCATAGCACAACAGGCTAGTCGGGAGATGGAACAGGACGCGACAGAACGAGCATTCTTGTATATGCTTGCAATCCCACTGTCCATACTGGCTGATAACGGCATGATTACACATGACAATGCAGATGAATACATAAAGGACGTTGTAAGCCTTTATAAGAGCGTAGAAGCGGGTGTAGTAAGCGACACAGAGTTAGCTGATATCCTGAAGGATTACACGGGCATAGAGATTACGGCTGACTGGATGGATAGACTAAAAGGGAGAGAGGTAAAAGCAGAATGATATTTGTAGGTTTTGCAATGGGTTTGGCTGTAGTGTTCCTGTTAGGTGATATAGCAATCAGGTTACGAGCCATAGAACACGCTCTTACGGTGCTGACGATCAAGACAATCACGCCGGAACTGTTTGAGCAGATAGAGGTAGAAGAGAGGGGAGAGGATGATGCTCTATAGACCGTGGATGCGTACTTCTCCAAACGAGGATTTACGGGCATTTGCTAAACAGGTCGGCGTATCGAAGCGGGAAGTAGCGGCTTATATGAAAATGTCAGTGCTAGGTTTGACGCATATGTTGTGGCGCAAGATGACCGATACCGAAAAAGCACAGTTACGGCGGGCGATAAAAGCTGTAGGATGCAATAGCCGTGTTGAATACGCTATGCGAGAAATAGACGTTGATTCTTCCTATAGGCAGAAGGGCAAGTCATTTAAAAAGGGAATGATAGCCACACAGAAACACCTTGCTATATCCTTGCCGATGCAGAAGGGCGGTTGCGGTAAGGTTTATACCGGGCAAGATAAAAATTATTACGAGGGAAAGAGAGAGTGGGATTAAATGGCTAAAAAGATCATATACAGTTGTGACCGTTGCACAAAGCCGATAGAAGGGCAACCTGAAACAAAAGTCGAGGTGTATCACTTCGGGTTTTACAGGATGGATTTGTGCGATGATTGCGCCGAAGAGTTAAGGAAGTTCATGGAAGATTTCGGTGTAGACATGGACAATCACAAGGTGAATGCAGATACGATGCTTTGCGGGGGGATAAGCAGATGAGTGACGATGATCGGTTAGGTGTAGTTTCAAGCTGCAAGCTGACCTATGATGATATTCTTGAAGCCGTCCAGAAAATGGAAGATTATAGACGATTTGAAGAAATGCGAACGAAAGAAGCTATCCGTAGAGCCGTGATAATTTGTAACCGCGAAAACAAATCAAAAATCAAGCAAGCAATTCCTGAACTTTGTGTTTTGGGTACTGATGTATGTGATGATAATGTGTATATGGTTACGGATAAGGAGTTGGCAGAAAACATCAGAAGGGGGATAAAAGATTGAGTGACGATTTAAGCAAGTACGGCAGACCTATGACGCAGAACGAACAGGGCGGGAAACAGCATAGCACACCGTACCGCATGGAAGCCCTGATGCCGAACGCGATTCTTGAAGTCGGCAAGGTGCGCAGAGAAGGGCATGATATTCACGGCTATGATGACGAGAACTACAAACTGATAGACAAGCGGGAACACGTCGGAAGGGCGTTAGGACACCTTTTCAAATGGCTTGCCGGAGATAATAGCAACGATCATCTTTCACACGCCGCTTGTAGGGTTCTGATGGCGTTGGAAGAAGAACTGACAGAAAATCCTGTTCCGAAGTACGCAGAACATCCTGACGATAAGGCAGACAGGGAGAAGAAGATACTGGAAGAATTTCCGTATGGGGAAGTATGAAGGGAATAATAAAAAATGAAACATTACGGTGATATTTGCACGATCAACGGGGCAGAAGTGCCGATAGTTGATGTTATAACGGGCGGTTCACCTTGTCAGGATTTAAGCGTTGCGGGTAAACGTGCCGGTCTTGACGGAGAACGAAGTGGCCTTTTCATGGAACAAATAAGAATTATTAAGGAGATGCGTAATGAGTGTGCTAGACAAATACAAATGCGAGGGGCAAACGAGCCTGTTCGACCTAGATTCATGGTGTGGGAAAATGTTGTCGGAGCCTTTAGTTCAAACGGTGGAGAAGACTTCCGTGTCGTCCTTGAAGAAACCGCGCGAATCGCAGATGAAACAGCCGTTATTCCTAGACCTTCGGGCGGTAAATGGACACCAGCCGGATGTATCATGGGTGATGGGTGGTCCCTTGCTTGGCGAGTACATGATGCGCAGTTTTGGGGAGTTCCCCAGCGAAGAAAGAGAATCTCGCTTGTCGCAGATTTTAGTGGGGGGGCGCACCCGAAGTATTATTTGAGCGAAAAGGCTTGTCAGGGTATTCTGCGGAGAGCGGAAAAGAGGGGGAAAGAACTCCCGAAGCTACTGAAAGATACGTTGATCCGTCAAGCTACACCCTCAAGATTAGAGGGGGGTGCGAGCGTGATCGTTACGGAAAGAAAGCCGGAAAAGGAGCATTAATCCAAACAGAATTAAGTGGAACGTTAGGTGTATCACAAGACCAAACATTAATCACCCTTGAGGGCAATGGTAGTCGAGATAGTCATAAGGGCAATGGTTACCGTGAATCAGAAACAATGTATACACTGAATACGGTAGAACAACATGGTGTGTGTTATGGTATTTCGGCTTACGAAAGTAATTCCATGAAATCATCAAACCCCAATAGTGGCATCTATGAAGCCGAAACGAGCAGAACGCTTGATAATAATGGTGGTTCTCCGGCGTGTAATCAGGGTGGTATGGCAATTATTCAGGGCGTGAATGGCGGCGTTGCAGAAACCCTTGACGCAAGCTATTACAAAGGCTGCGGAATGAGGGGGGGGGCACGAAAGAACCATCATCTTTGAGTGATAAATTTACTGTTTATGGTTTGGATCGCGCCAGTTTTAATCAAGGACAGAATGCACAGTATAACTTCTCTGTAGAGGAAGAATTAGCGCAAACCATTGTCGCTAAAGGAGTGGGGGGGGTGCTGACCCGAATTTAGTAAGTGCGCTATGTGCAAGGGATTACAAAGGAGTCGGAACGCAATATGTTGATGAAGGAAAATGTATCATCGAACGTTTATATAATCGAAAATCACCCGAATGACAGCCGAGTAAAAATTAGAACAGACAATATATTTCAGACTTTAAGCGGTCGAATGGGAACAGGGGGGGGGAACACACCGATGGTTTCAGAAAACGCTATTGTACGGAGATTAACACCCGTAGAATGCGAAAGATTACAAGGTATGCCGGATGATTGGAGCAGATACGGCATAGACGAAAACGGAAAAATATATGAGTTGTCGGATTCGGCAAGATACAAGCTGCAAGGAAATGGTATAGCAACACCTTTTTGGCGGTGGTTACTGGAAAAGATATCCGCACAGTATGACGATCATACGCCGACATTAGCGAGTCTGTTTGACGGACAGGGATCATTTCCGATGCTGTGGGAAGATATCAATGGCAAAGGTACGGCTTTATGGTCGAGCGAGATAGAAAAACACGCTGTAGCCGTAGCAAGATATCATTTCCCTGACACCGAAGCGCAGAAAGAAGTAACAGAAAAGTAATATCGTTTCGATTGCCAATTGATAATGTAACCGTTATAATATTACAAACCGCATGAAAGGGGATGAGACTATGATTTACATAATCACCATCTTAACAGCTGCCGGAGTAATACTTACGGCTATATTATCAAAGACAATCGGATATATTGAACAGACAGAACAGAAAATTAGAGAATATTTTTAACGCGGAAAGAGGGCAGAAGCGATGTCAAAAAGTATATATGATCGTCGGGCGAATCCAAGAAAGCAGAAAGAACCGGGGGCAAACCGTGAAGCCCTGATAAATGCTTTAGCCGGATATAAAAAGCCGAGAGTGGATACAAAGGACCCGCAAGCAATCGCAGAAAGAATCGATGAATACCTTCATTACTGTATGGAGCATGACCTTGCTCCGGGGATTGCGATGTGTGCTAACTGGCTAGGTATTAACATCCATACTCTTGAACGGTGGTATTCAGGTTTTAATGGCACACCCGAACATCAGAGGATCGCTTCGCGTTTTTATGGCATCGTTCAGGGTGTTTGGGAACAGGATATGCATGAAGGGACCATTAATCCAGTATCAGGTATTTTTGTCGGTAAAGCGTTTTACGGATATAAAGATACACAAGAGATTGTTATTCAGCAAACCACGACAGAACAGCTTTCGGCATCTGATCTAATCGCAGAAAGCAAGCGTTTGCCGGGTGCAGAAACGTTATCGCTGCCGGATAATGCGTCCACGATTGATGCGGATTTTAGAGTCATCGAAGGTGACAAAGCCTATGACAAAACCGTAGAACGTGCAGAAAGAAAAGCCAATTGGGAAGACATAGACCGGCAGAAGACCGCGAGAAAAGAATACTCGCATAAATATTATTTGGAACACAAAGAGGATTTCGCTAGATATAAGCAGAAAGCCCTTGAAAAAAAAGCGCAGAAGGTGGCAGAATGGAAACGTGCAAAAGAAGAAAAGCAAGATAAAGACACTACTTAAACCCATACAGAATACTTCCTTGCGAAGAGGGCAACGGATTCTTTCCGCTGTCCTTTTTCGTTGTGTGGTATCTGTTCTATAACGCGCTAAAATGCCCGATAACGCCCTTGAAACATAAAGCCGTAAAAGTATAGGGGTAAAGGTGTAAAGGGGTTTATTTTGGCTTTAAATGCGTTTAAATGGGGGATGCCGTATTGATGGGAGATAAGCCGATATAAAAAGGGCATAAAGAAACCCCGCCATTGCTGACGAGGGATTCTATTTATTCTCTATCAAATAAACGTCTCAACCTGAATCCGAATGTGTCTTGTTTTTTCCAGAAATCAATTATATTATATATCTCTTCATCTGAATAGTATGGGATCTTAATTCGATATCTATCTAGATTCTGCTGTACTATCCCGATTCCATGTCGTGGTAGTTCCGTTGCGCTGTCATCGTCAATAATCTGTCGGGATTCTATCGAGTTATTACACCGAAGAGCAACACGACAGTTGAACAGGAGCTTAAATTGTGCCGGAATAATCACCCTTGACGGGCTTTGCGTGAGTACCACGAAGAACACGCCCGCAGCTCTTGATATACTAGCTGAATCGGCAAGGATTCTAACAATATCTTTTCCATACTGTTTATTTGTTACGAGGTCAACAAGTTCATCAATAAATACATAAATCGGTGCTTGCGATGTCTTGCGCTGTCCTTGTCTCTGCATCACGTCGAAACGGTATTCGATAATCTCTCGGACATATTGCAGAGTATCTTTTATATCGGGCAGATTGTCGGCGTACCTGATAACGTGGGGTAACTTCTCGTAGGGCTTTAACTCCACCCGTTTCGGATCAATCAATACGAATCTTGCGTTTCTGCCCGTGTCATCCGCGCCCGGAAATCTAGCACAGAGCAGAGAATATAATATTGCATTTTCAAGCACGGATTTTCCCGCACCGACAGTGCCCGCGATTAGTACATGATTTCCGTCGATTAAATCCAGTAGATAAGGGGCATATATAGCCCCATCCGGCAAATAATAAGTTTTTCTCATTCCCAACACCCCCAAACATTGTCCCACATCTTTTTATAATTGTCTAGTTCGATGTCCGTTATTCCGCCGTGATTATCTGCAGAAATCCGACGTTTAAGTCTTGTTATCATAGAATGCAGAAAGTCCTGATTTTCTTTGCCTTCAATCCATCTAATAAAGTGTTTTTCTTGCCATTTGTCATATAATGATATGTCTAGATTTTCCGGCGATTCGTCCAGTACAATTGTACATCCATTATCATCCGTCAAAAAATACTCTTGATTATTTAATTGACCGTAGAAAAGCCATATACCACCGCCCGTATAAACCGCAGAAATAGTTTTAAAGAGGTTTTCGGGATCGCTTTTTGCTTTTTGCGCTTCGGCTTTTTTAATTCTTTCGTCCGTTTCAATTGTTTCTTTGATGGCTCGATTACATAAGTACGGGATATCAAAACCCGCTTTTGTTAGTTTCTCATAGTCTGTACTTTCAATATCAATTAATACTGTAATTTTAGACATAATATATACCCCCTTTATGAATATATTCTTTTTAACGCTTCAAATAGTGCTTTGCTGCTAGGATCGTCAGACCGCAGAAGGGCTCTTTCAGGGCGGTTTCTAAACTGGATATATCGTGTTCTTTCGTTTCTTCATAGTCGCAGAAATCAAGGTCTAAACAAGCCGTATAAAGGTTGTTAGCAATGGTTTTAATATCGCTCATGGTTTCTTTGCTCCTCTCATTTGATTTCGGTTAATGTAAAACTATCTGACATCCGATATAATGCAGATTTCGCGCTTTTTAGATTTTTGTATCGCCTGTTGTGGGTTTCTTTGCCGTTTACAAAACATCGCAGAACGGTTTCCCCGTTGTTGTGTTCGGTTAACGTGCCGGAATCCCCATAAAAGCCCCTATAACTATATTTTTTCATACGTTCACCCCCTTTTTCAATTCGCAACGATGTAAACGCCCTTTACACCGTCTGTATAATATGCCGTAATAGTTCTAGTACCGTCATAATTACTTTCATCGGTTATACGGGTGATATAACTGCAGTTATGCAATTTCTTGTGAATAAGATCGTTAGACAGGTCTTTATATACTTCGAAAACATCCTCGGTGTAAAATTTCTTTTCCCATGCATTTTTACTTGTTTTTGTGTACCTTGTTTCGCTAATTGTTCTCATATTGTTTTTATCTCCTCTCATATAGGTTTATAGGGTTTCATGTTTAAAAAGCTGCAGAAGGGGCAAATTTTTGAATTGATCAGAAATCGCCCCTATACGCTTTTTTAAAGTTCTTTGCGATAACGATGGAATGCAGAAAGCGCGTTTTTACGATTGCCGGACTTGTAATCTCTAACCACGTGCGCGAAAATCTCTTCGAGTCCGTGGGTATCCCATAATACAACGTGATAAATTTCACGGTCACCGTTATAAATGTCTTTTTCTACCTCTTGTGAAAGGGTCACTTCACGTGACCCCCGTTTTTCAGTTTTAAGAACTTTTGCTATCATCTTTTTTTATCTCCTCTCATTTTTTTGATTGATCATATTTGGATTTTTGTTATCCAATTATTGCCATCACTACATCGTCATCATACGCGCTTGCCTGAATTACGTCCCATTCCATATACAGCGAATCGAGATTGCCTTTCGTTCCCTCTGTGAGAATATTGTTGTCGGTGTCTACTACTTCGAATGTTGTTTCGGGGGTGAAGGTTGTTACAAGGTCTTTTAATGTCATGTCTTTTTCTCCTCTTCTGTTAAACTTCTCACTGATGCAAAGTCATAAATTTTGGCTTTGCCCCGTCGCTTTTATTTATCTAGCATAATAATGATACCATATAATAGTAGGAATGTCAACAATAACCTATAACTTTTCTTAACTATTTTGAGTTAACGTTTGTGTACAATAGTTAACGCCCGTCAACAGGCGATATCACAGGGCGTTCAATTATCTGCCCTGAATTCGATACCCGCCCCCGATATGGTCCCCACGGGGAAAAGATCGCTGCGGGAGTCCCGGTGAAGGTTAACTGTTTCAGCAGAAAAAATCTAAAAAAGTGAGTTAACCAATCTTGACAATTCTTTACTTATAGGCTATACTTAACTTATCAAAAGAAATCAGCGTCCACCAAGAAAGGGGTAGAGCAATATGAAGATCGGGTATATTAGAGTAAGTACAGTAGAGCAGAACACAGCGAGACAGGACGATATGCTCAAACTGGAGAAATGCGATAAGATATTTAAGGAGAAAAGGAGCGGGAAGGATGTCAATAGGCCGGAGTTCCAAAAAATGATGAAGTATGTTAAGGAAGGGGACACCGTGGTGGTCTGTGAGTTAAGTCGGTTAGGAAGGAGCATGACTGACTTGGCGATGATAGCCGAAGAGTTGAGGGCGAAGGGAGTTACGATCAAGAGTCTGAAGGAGAATATCGATTTCGATAGTCCAAGTGGGGTATTGATGTATCATATGTTAAGTGCGTTTGCGCAATTTGAAAGAGACCTGATCAGGGAGCGTCAGAAGGAAGGAATCAAAGCTGCGAAGGAAAGAGGTCAGAAATGGGGAGCGAAGCAGATATATGGGACCGATGACCGGGCGATGTGTGAATTGTTTTCGGCATATCAGAGGGGTGAGATGACGATGGAAGAAGCGGTAAGTAAGTTTGGGAGTAGTAAGCCGACATTCTATAAGCATTATAACAAATGGAGAGAGGGGGTAACGGAATGAACAATGCTGATCGTATGCGAATGTATAAAATGACGCCGGAAGAGATGAATGCTAGGATTAAAGAGGGCAGTGCGTACTTGGATGTGGTTGTGAAGGGGCATTGGATTAACGGATATGTAAAGCACCTTACTACGGGTGAGGAAAGAGATGCGAGAGAGTGTTCCGAATGTGGGAACCGATATTTCAGGTACGATAATAGTCCTGATACTACGGGAATGGTTCCTAACTTCTGCCCTAACTGTGGTGCTGACTTACGAGAGGGGGATGCGGAATGAGTATATGCAAATATTGTGGAAAACAGATAGAGGATGAACCCGTAATGAATCCTGATGAAAACGGTAATGGGTATCATCATTATTGCCTTATTGATATGGAGTTTAAGACACGCGATAAACAAATATACGATAAGGGCAGAGCAGATGCACTCCGCAGACCTTGCCCGGAATGTGAGCATAACGATTCTATCTATATTTGCGAAAATTGTTGTTATAACTATGATTCTAGGTTTGAGATTAAGAGGGATGTCGAATGACCGAAAAAGACGAACTGATAGCGGCGTATAAGTCGTATATGAAGAATGGGATGTATACGAGGGGCATCCAGTGTGCAGAAGCCGTATATAAAGATGATATTACGGATGGTCGATTCTTAATGAAAGACTTCCGGGAATCAATGATCTACGCGATGCAGACAGGCGGCGGTTCTGAATGTTTGGATTTAAGCCGAAGGAGTTATATGTTTACTGCTCCCGATAGCTTTGATGATTTCATGGTGGCTATGGAATGGGACCGTAATCCGAAAAGTAGGTTTTGGTTACCGAGAAGGAAGGTGCTAGAGGTTAATCTAGGTGTCTGTACGGCTATCGATAACTTTATCAATGAGGATGGCGGGAAGAAACTTACATTATCTACGGCTCCCGGTTGTGGAAAATCGACGCTCATCAAATTCCTAATGTGTTATATCATGGGGAACTATCCTGACAGCAAGAATATGTATGTCAGTTACTCCGATGGCATGGTAAAGCTGATGATGGATGCGCTCATCGACATGACTTGCGGAGATGAATATAACTTTCAGGAGATATTCCCGCTTGGTAAGCCCGATAAGAGTGCCGAGTATAATACTATCGGCTTCAGGCGCAAAGGTGATGCGCAGACCTTCAATATGTGTAGTATTGGTGGTTCGATTACTGGACGAACGAGAGCCGATAAGTTTATGATCACGGATGACTTGGTAAAGAATGCCGAAGAAGCCCGTTCTCCTGAAAGACTTGAAACCTTGTATGCGAACTATACCGATACTATCAGTACCCGACAGATAGGAAATGAAGTTAAAGAGATAATGTTGGGCACGATATGGAGCATCTATGATCCTATAAGCCGAGAGAAAATCAGATATGAGGGTGAACCGGGGTATCACTTCTATGCATTCCCGGTATGCGACGAAGAAGGGCATAGCAATTTCCATTACGAATGCGACGATTGTTATACGGATGAAAAGATAGCGCAGATTAAAGAGCGGCTTGATCCAGTAACCTTTAGCTGCTTGTATTTGCAGAAGGGCATTCAGAAGGAAGGTATGCCATTCACGGCTGAACAGTTGACATGGTATGATGGTATTCTCCCTGAAGGAGAGCCGGATAATATATTTGCGTTCTGTGATGTAGCGTTTGGTGGTGGCGACAGTTTATCTATGCCTATAGCGTTCCAGTACGGTCAGGAACTGTTTGTACATGACGTGGTGTTCAATCGTAAGGATAAAAGCGTTACCGTGCCTATCGTGGCTAATAGGCTTGCTAAATGGGGTGTTAGGAAAGTACGATTTGAAGCTAATGTTGGTGGGCAGATATATGCCGATGAAGTAAGTGCAAAGATTAAAGATATTGGATATAGCTGCAACGTTACTTCAAAACGTGCGCCGAATACCATGAGTAAGCTGTCGAAGATTGAGCAATACCAACAGGACATACGCAATATATATTTTCGGCGTGACAAGGCAAGAAGCCGAGAGTACGATCTGTTCATCAATGAATTAGAGGTATTTAGTTTCACCCAAAAGAATCTCCATGATGATGCAGCTGATTCACTTGCCGGATTATGCGACATGGAGAACAATGTAACAGTGATTCAGGTATTAGGTCGAAGGATGTTCTGATCGAGATTGTTTTTCTTCTTTGATGCCGCTCACCTTACCCGTCAAGGGTAAAGGTGTAAGCGGCTTTTTAAATGTTTTCTCGCGCGCGCGTTTATTCTCTTTATTATCTTTTTTATAATTTATTATATTTATTTGTTATACTCCGCAAACCTATCCGCAAACCTATCCACATATTTATCCGCAAACCTCTTCATAAACCTATCCGCAAACCTATCCACTAATTACTTCACTAATTACTCCACTAATTACTCCGCAAACCTATCCATTGTGCCTTGATATCATTTCGGCTTACGCTTTGGCTTAAAGTCAGACGATGCTCTTGCACTCCTATTTCTTTTTTTGAATTTTCTGATAGTTTAAGAATTAGGAATAGATTGTGTTTTTCTCTACTCATGTGGACTCCTTTTCATGCACTCCCGCCCGTGGGAGCTAAACGCGGGCATTGCTCTCTTAAACAGAATGTGAGGTTGTAAGCATGGCAAGAACTATGTTCGGACGCAGACAGATAAGAACAAGCGAAGAAACCATTACGGCTGAAAACGTTGTAAGGGTGCTTTCGTCTGCCTACACTACCCATCTTATGAACCGGGATGAGATAACGTATCTCTATAACTACTATAAGGGGTTACAGCCTGTTTTAGAGCGAACAAAGGATATAAGGCCTGAAATCTGTAATCAGATAATCGAGAACCGGGCAAATCAGATTGTTAACTTCCGTGTCGGCTATACCGTCGGCAAACCTATCCAGTATGTAGCTACGGTCAGTGATGACACCACGTCAGATGATATTGCACGGCTTAATGACCTGATGCGTGTAGCGGGCAAGGCAAGCAAGGACAAGCAGCTCGTAGAGTGGATGATGATATGCGGCGTAGGTTACCGTATGGCATTGTCGAACGAGAACAGGGGCGCAAAGATTCCCTTTGAGCTTCATGCACTTGATCCGCGCAACACATTTATCATTCGGCGTAATGACATTGCCGGTACGCCTTTGGCGGGCGTGTATTACATCACCAACGAGAACATTGAAGGTGAGACTACCGATAAGCAGACGTTCTATATCTACACCAACACAGGAGAGTATTTCGTTGTTGAGGGATGGCAGAGCGGTGAACTGGTAGATAAATCCACCTATCAGCTTTCCGGCATACCCATCATCGAATATCCATTGAACCATGCAAGACTTGGAGCCTTTGAGGTATGTTTGAGTTTGCTCGATGCCTTAAACGACCTCGATTCAAATAGGCTCGATTCCGTGGCGCAATTCGTACAGAGCTTGCTTGTAGCATATAACTGTGAGCTGCCGGAAGGAGAAACCGCAAACAGTGTCCGTGATCGCGGCATTGTATTCCTGAAATCCAACGGAGAGAATAAGGCCGATTTAAAGGTTATCAGCGAAACCTTAAATCAGGATCAGATAGAAACCTTAAAGCGTGACATTATAGACGCTATCAATGAGATCGTCGGTATGCCTAGTCAGGGCAACGGAAGCACGGGGGATTCTTCCAACAACGGCGCAGTTATCCTGAAGAACGGATGGCAAGGCGCAGAGACAAGGGCACAGGACTTCGAGATGATGTTCCGCGAACCCGAACAGCGGATGTTGGAGATCGTTACGGATATCTGTAACAACCTTCTTTCGATGCACCTTGACGCTAACAATATCGATGTTAAGTTTACCCGGCGTAACTACGAGGATTTACTTACGAAGAGCCAAACGCTCATTACCATGCTTCAGAATGACAAGGTACATCCTCAATGCGCTTATGAAGCAAGCGGCTTGTTTATCGATACACAGGATGCTTACAACATGGGCATGGACTGGTATCGTGAGCAGACAGAGAAAGCCGAACAGCAGATGATTGCTACGGCTACGGCGAACAAAGAAGCGGCGGTGAAGGAAGATGTCGAGAATCCTACCTCTTGACGAGCTGAACGTCCTAAAAGGCAAGTATGAGACGTCGGGCACTGACACTCCGATGACCGACTTTGACCTTTACGATATCATAGATGATCTACTCGATATCTTCCTTCTTGCTATGGCGAACGGTGTGAACAGTATCAATGAACAGTTTGGTACGGATTATGAACCATCGGCTGAAGCCATAGAGAAGATTATATACGAAAAGATAGACGGTGCGACGTGGAAAGACCGTATCGAAACATGGTACAAGGAAGGTGGTACTTCTGCGGATATCATGAGGATAGCCGAAACAGAAGCACATCGTATCGGCGAAGAAACAGCATACACAGCGGCTAAAGCTGTTGGGGCAAAGTCAAAAACATGGATTTGCATGATGCTTCCGACGAGTCGTGATAGCCACACTTATTTAAATAATACAACAGTAGGCATTGAAGATTATTTCTATTCGTTCAGGGGTGGTAAGACACTTTATCCCGGACAGTTTGGAGAAGCCTACGAAGATGTGAACTGTTTATGTGAATTGAAATACAGTTAGGAGAGTTAATAATGGCGAAATTAACGCTCGTAGTAACACATTATCGTGAACCGATTGAAACGTGTAGTTTCCTGTTTAACAGCATTGATATACAGCACGGCATCAACAAGGCCGATATCGAGGTCTTATTGATAAATGACGGAGAGGAAGGTGCGCTGACCGATGAAGAGATAGGCAAGCGGTCTTACGAGGTACGAAATATCATAGTTCCGCATGGCGGTGTATCTGCCGCAAGGAATTACGGTATAGAACAGGCACAGGGCGAATACATAATGTTCTGTGATTGTGACGATGGATTTATCCATAACTACGGTTTACACCTAGTCTTTTCGGCTATGGCAGAGGGCTTTGATGTAATGAACAGTTCGTTTATCGAAGAAGCTCCGCTCGATGGTGGATGGAAGATATTCCGGCGTGATAAGAACGCAGTCTTTATCCACGGCAAGGCATACCGTAAACAATTCCTACTGGATAATCATTTACGGTTTGATACGGATTTATACTTCTGCGAGGACAGCCTATTTAACTGTATCGCATTTCAGGTAGCCGAGAAAACTAAATACATAGAAACGCCAATCTACTTATGGGCGTGGAATGACGCTTCTACGGTGCGTACAGACCGTGAGAACATTTGCATACGGAAATACGATCAGATAATCCTGATGCGTACCAAAGCGGCGCGGGAATTGAAGCGCAGAGGTTTTACGCAACAGTACAAAGAATCTATTTGTTCTACGATGGCTGATTGCTATTGTGACTTTCAAGAACCGCTTTTCACGAAGCCCGGTAATAAGCCGTGGCGGGAAAGAGCGGAAAAAGAGTTCAAGAAGTTCTACCGAGAGTTCAGTCACGATTTTATGACGTGCGATTCAGAACTCATCGGCAAGGCATTACTTGAAGCCCGTGCAAGGGCATACGAGAACGGCTATAGAGTAGAGCAGATTGATTATAAATCATGGCTGAAGCATATCAAAAATGATATCAGCATTTAACAAGTGAATATTGGGTGGATAGCCCGACGGGGCGAAAAGGATATGCCTAATCCCTTCCACTCATTATCATAGGCGGCTATAAGGCAATAGCTTCATACGGAAATGTATGGGGGTATTGTCTTTTTTTATATGCGCAAAGGGGCAGAGAAGCCGCTTTTCAAACAAATCTCGCACACAGCGACAGGGAAGCCGCTTTACAAATTTCGCAAACCAACGGCGAACGCCAAAGAAGGCGTTTAATCAAATTTTGCAAAGGAGAAATTAAATCATGGCAGAAGGAATTGAGAACACCAACGTAACCAACGAACAGGACAGCGGCACTAATGATCTTTCGGCTTTACAGGCTGAACTGGAAAGAATGAAAGCCGAGAACGAGAAACTGAAGAACGCACAGAGTAATGCTTCGGCAGATGCAAGCAAGTACAAGAAAGAGTTAGCTGCACGTATGACCGAGGAAGAGAAGAGAGCCGCCGAGACAAAGGAACTGATTGAACAGCTTAAAGCCGATAATGCGGCACTGAAGCGTTCACAGGCACTGGCAGAGCATAAGGCGGGCTTGGTAGGTATCGGATTTGAAGGTGATCTTGCAGAGAAAGCGGCTACCGCATTCTTTGACAATGACTTTTCGGCGTTTGCCGGACACCTGAAGGATTTCGTTGTGGCGCATGACAAGGCCATTGCCGCCGAGGGTATTCGGAATACTCCACGTCCGGGCGTAGGAAGCACGGGTACACCTTCCGTCACACAGGAACAGTTCGACAAGATGGGCTATCAGGACAGAGTGAAGCTCTTCAATGAGCAGCCCGAATTATACAAAACACTCTCAAAAGAGTAAAGGAGATCAATTATGGCACAGACATTATTATCCAACATGGTCAATCCCGAAGTGCTTACCGGGATGATCAACAAGAAACTCGTAGACTACATGAAGTTTGCACCTCTTGCGACCGTGGACACCACACTCGTAGGCAGACCCGGTGATACCGTGGCCATGCCTTACTTCAACTACATCGGTGATGCGGCAGTTCTTGCCGAGGGTGCATCGCTTACACCTTCCGTTCTGTCAACCGGAACAATCAGCGTAACGATCGAGAAGGTAGCAAAGGGCGTAGAACTTACCGACGAAGCTATTCTTTCCGGCTATGGCGATCCTTACGGCGAAGCAGCTAATCAGCTTGCACTTGCTATCGCTAATGCAGTTGATAACAAGGTTCTTTCGATCCTTCAGGCTAACACCACTCTTACCTATAGCACCGCTAACAGCACTACCTATCCTACCGACACCGATATTACACAGGCTCTTGAGCTGTTCGGTGAGGATATCGAGGATGGCGCAAAGGTTGCCCTTGTTGCTCCGAAGGTTTACACGGCAATGAGAGCTAATACCAATTCATGGGTTCCCGCTTCCGAGATCGCTGCGGAGATCAAGGTAAAGGGTGTTGTAGGCGAGTATCAGGGTTGTCAGGTAATCGTTTCCAACAAGCTTGCATCGAACAAGGCGGGTGCGGGTGAAATCTTCATCGTTAAGCCCGGCGCACTTCGTATCTTCCTGAAGAGAGATACCCTTGTTGAAGCAGATCGTGACATTCTCAAGTTCACCAACGTGATCACAGCAAGCAAGCATTATGTGGCTTATCTGTATGATGCGACAAAGGCGATCCGTATCTATAAGCCTGCATCGTAATCATGGGAATGCTGATGCGTAGGCATTACGTTACGGCAGAGCCTACAAAGCCTGTTGAGCAGACCGAAGCCGTAAGCGTAGAGGAAATGCCTAAAGAGGAAATTGAACAGGCGGTTGTAACGGAAGAAACTACGGAGACAAAGCGCAAGGCGGGAAGGCCGAAGCGCAAGCAATAAACGACATTGAGAGGTGAGCGGTAATGACAGCAGCGGAAAAATTGACAATGGTAAAAACCATGCTTGGGATTCCGGCAAGTGATACATCGATTGACGCTGACCTTACCGCTTATCTCAATATGGCGGGGGCAGAGATACTGAACTGGATGTATACAAACCGTACATCGGCTGAACGTGCGGCTGTTACGGACGTACCCACAAAGTATGAGATCGTACAGTGTCATGCGGTAGTCAACGGCTATTCACATCGTGGAGCCGAGGGTGAGAAGGTTCATAACGAGAACGGCATCAATCGTCAGTTTGCTTATGACGATATGGTAGCCTACATCCGCAGTCATGTTTATCAGCTTATCTAGGGGGTGATGTAATGCGCTCTTTGGAACGGAATAAACAAAAGATTTACTATTCGCTCTATTCGGGTAAGACACCCGTATTAGACGAATACGGCAATCAGACAGGAGAGTATGAATTGACTTACGCTACGCCTGTTGAATACATGATAAATGTTTCGGCGGCTAGGGGCACGGCTGACGTGGAACAGTTCGGTATCAATACCAATTACACAAAGACGATGGTAACGAATGATTTGAGTTGCCCTATCGATGAAACAACAAGGTTATGGATAAACCGAGTTCCTTCAGAAACGGTGGGAGAAGTGGTTACCACATATCCCCATAACTATGTTGTGGTATCGGTGGCGAAATCAATCAATTCCGTTACCTACGCTATAAGGGAAGTGTCGGTAACATGACTATTGAATTTGAGTTAAGCGAACAGTCAATAGAGAATGCTATCCGTCAGGTCGAGCAGTACAAAGATGACCTGAAGCCGAGGGCTGAACTAATAGCGGATGAACTGGCTAAAACAGTTAAGAACCATGCAGAAGAACAGTTGCTCAATCACATAGAAACGGGCGAAACGTTTGATTCTTTGCGTATTGAAAAGACTGGAACTTATACACGGCGCGTCATAGTTGGCGGCGCGGCTGTATGGTTAGAGTTCGGCACGGGTATTGTAGCTAACCATGCTTTCCCCGGCGAATACCTTCATCCTAAAGCGGTTGAACTTGGAATGAGCGGTATCGGTACTTACGGCAAAGGACAAGGTTCTAATCCGTGGGGATGGTGGTACTACGATGAAACACATCGTAAACGCCATACATACGGTATTCCGGCAACGATGTTTATGTATTATTCGGCGCAAGTAGCGAGGGAAAAGATGGTGGATATAGCGAAGGAGGTGTTTAGGCTGTGATTGATATCGAGAATGAAGTATTCAATTACGTTGCGAACGCACTCCGCGCTACCTACAACACCATCTCTATCTACGGCGAATATGTTGAGAATGCAGAGACATTTCCGGCAGTAAGCCTTGTGGAAGATGACAATGCTGAAGTACCCGAAACCTACAAACTGAACAATCAGCCTGAAACAGCTTGCAGTCTGACTTATACGGCTAATGTCTACAGCAACCTAAAGACGGGCAAGAAAACACAGGCTAAAGCGATTATGGACGTAATAGATAGGTGTATGCACGAAATGGGCTTTACACGGACTATGCGCTCACAGTTGCCGAACATTGATCGTACTATCTATCGCGTCACGGCGCGGTATAACAGAACATTTCAAATATTTTAAGGAGGATAAACGGCATGAATGAAATAATTACTGTCGGCGCGAGAGTCAAGTATTGCTTCGAAGATTCTTCACATCCCGGAGTGCGCCCTACGAGTGGCTATGTAACACTTTCTAATGTCACCGAAGCACCCGAAGTTTCCTTATCACTGGAAACAATCGATGTATCGGATATTCAGGATAAGATTTCGCGTTACGTTCCCGGACGTCAGGATCCCGGTGGAGAAAAGACTTTCACCCTTAATCATTCTGATGCGGTTATTTCGGCATGGAATACTCTTGTAGCACTTGCCGAGACAAAGAAGGATAGCGGGCTTCGCCTGTGGTGGGAGTACAGATATCCTAACGCTTCTAATTCATTCTTTTGGTGTGGAACACCGAAGCAGATCGGTAACAGCGGTATTTCCGGCAATAGTGCATCAACCATTTCTGCAAGCGTAGTTATCGAAGAGTTTGCGGGATGGGCGGCACATTCGACCGAGATTACACCTTCAGCTACCACGGCTACTGTTGTTAAGGCGGCTACTACCACGGTTACCCTTACCAACAGCGTAGGTACTATCAAGATCACTTCAAGTAATCCCGCTGCCGCTACAGCTACTGAAAGCTCCGGCACGGTTACCATTACCGGCGTTGATGTAGGTACTTCCGTACTTACTATCGAAGATGGCAACGGCGATAGCTGCAAGGTTGTAGTTACCGTAACAGCATCGTAACAATGAAGGATAGAAACGTAGGACAGAGGTTCGCCACCTTTTCAGTGACCATGTGCGCTGATTACTACGTTTTTATAAATAATTAAACCTACATGGAGGATAAGATTATGGCAAAAGCAACGACATCAAATTTAAATACTAATGAAAACTCGAAGAGTGTTCGCCCGATCACACTGGAAAGCGAGAACGGCGAGGTGTATGTATTGGAGTTCAACAGAGCTTCAATTAAATATGCAGAAGCACAGGGTTTTGACGTTCAGTCTCTTGAAAAGGGCGTGAACATGAGCGGGATCGAAGATTTATTCCATTATTCCTTCAGGATGCATCAGCCCCGGATGCAGAAGAATCAGACTGATAAGATTCTTTATGAGGATTTAGGTGGATTAAGGGATGGTATGCTCGAAAGACTTGTAGAGCTTTATCTGCTTCCCTTCAACACACTTGTAGCATCGGATGGTTCGGAAAAAAACTCCAAAATGACGGTGAGACTTTAATCGATGATTTCGATCAAGCAAAGCCGTCAAAGTCTTTAACAGAAATTTTTTATGAAATCCTGCCGTATTACATGGCTATCGGCATGAGTTACGATGAATTTTGGAATGGCGAACCGGAATTAGCCGCAATTTATAGAGAAGCTCATGTAATACGGAATGAAATAAAAAATCAGGAATTGTGGCTACAAGGCCTATATAATTATCGAGCTTTTGCATCTGTTGTGGAATCCCTTGCGTTAAGTTTTGCGGGTGGTAAAGGGAGCAAGGCTAGTAGATATCCCGAGCAGCCTATTCCATTGACCGAAAAAGAACTCGAAGATAGGAAAAGGCAAAGTATTGAAAAAACTTTATCGTGGGTAAAATCGGGGCAACAATGAGGTGGTATAAATGTCAGCGGAGATAGATCGGTTAGAAGTCAAAATAACGGCTAGTGCTACGTCTGCTACGAAATCCTTACAAGCGTTGGCTACGTCGTTAGAAAAAGTTAAAACGGCCTTGTCGGGCGTTGGCAAGGATGGGTTAAAAATAAGCGACCATGTTAGCCGAAATCTGCGCGAGATGGATGCGGCACTTCATGCTATTGATGTAAGCGGGATTGAGCGATTACGTGAGTTGACAAGTGCATTAAATGATTATGTGGCAGCTTGCCGTAATCTTAAATCTGTTGGTTCGTTGGGTTCGGCGGCTAAAGATATGCAGAAACTTTCATCTGCCGCCACCAAACCCGCGCCTACTGATTCCGTGGTCAATCCCACAGACACGCGTTCTGATGAAGGTGTCAGTGGCGGCGGTTCAGAGACTGTTGATATCGGATCAATTAAAGAACATACTTCTTTCCTGAAGATTTTAAGCGAGGAATTTCAGGTAGTAAAAGATCGTACAAAAGACGCCGGGAGAAGAATGTCCGAATGGACAAAAAACATAAAGATCGGGAATGGTGCTGTAAAGACTTTTTTAAAGTCTATTGCGCGTATTGCCCTTTATAGAGCTATTCGTTCGGCTATCAAGGCTGTTTCGGAAGCATTTGGCGAAGGATTAAGAAACGCTTATTTATTCTCCAAACAGAAAGACGGTATTAAACGATTAGCAGATACGCTTGATCGATTAAAATCAATTACTTCTCAAATGGTGAATCAGATAGGAGCCATGTGGGGAGAAATTAAACAGTTGATCATGCCGGCAATCGAATGGATTGTAGATAAGGTTCGGTGGCTTGCTGAAAAGCTCACTGAATTATTTGCGGCTTTCAACGGTTCAGACTACTACAAATTTGCAAAATATCAATCTTTGGAATGGGATGAAGCTACTGAATCTGTTAAGAAATACAAACAGCAGTTATTAGGCTTGGATGAGCTGAATAATCTTTCTTCAAATGATAATAAGGCATCGGATGAAGTAGATAAGATCAAAGAAGCCTTTGAGGATAAGCCTGTTAGCGAACAATTCAAACAATACAAGATTGAATGGGATGGGCTGCTTGAAAAGATAAAGAAAAAACTGGAAGAGTATCATGATCTTTTCGTTGAGGGCGGCGTCGGATTAGTGGCACTGGGAACAATATTGTTATTTGTACCTACAAAACGTGCGCTTGGTCTTGGTTTGATTTTTGCCGGAATAAGTTTAGTAAGCATAGCCGTAGGAGTGAAATTTGGGTGGGATGACATACTCAAAAAAATCAAGGAGAAATTCAAAGCATATAAGAAAGTGTTCAAGAAGGGTGCAGTAGCAGCGGTAGCACTTGGTATGATCCTGTTATTTGTTCCCGGACAGAGGGCATTAGGTCTTGGTTTGATTCTTGGCGGTTCCTTCCTTGATGCAATGGCTGACAACATAGATTTCAGTTGGGGCGGTTTACTCAAAAAGATAAAGCAGAGATTTCAGGATTATAAAGATTTGCTTTTGGATATAGGTGCGCCCGCAGCCGTTGCAATCGGTACTATGCTACTTTTTGTTCCGGGTAAACGTGCTTTAGGATTGGGCTTGATTCTTGCCGGTGTAACTTTGAAATCCCTTACAAAAGATGACATAAGTTTTAGTTGGGAAGGACTTAAAAATAAGATCAATAAAAAGTTCGAGGAATACGCAGCCTTATTTAATGCGATAGGTTGGGCATCCACGGCTATGGGCACTATGTTGCTGTTCGTCCCGGGCAAACGAGCGTTAGGATTAGGCCTGATATTGGCGGGAACGGCAATCAAAACGTTAGCTTCCGAAGAAGAACTAGATTTAGATAGTTTACTAAACTCCATCAAAGAACAGTTTGAAAGCATAAAGAACTTATTCAAGTGGGGTGGAATAGGAGCTACGGCTTTAGGCGCAATTCTGTTATTCGTTCCCGGTATGAGAGGTTTAGGTTGGGAATTGATAAAGGCAGGACTTCCCGGTGTGTTTGTAGCACTTTACGATATTGACTGGGGTTCCGTTTTGGAAAAACTGAAAAATGCTTGGGGTGATATCAAAATTTGGTGGAACAATACCGTAATGAATGGAATTAGAGAAGCGGTAGCGGAAGTTGAAAAATGGCTGAACATAGATATTAACAACGATGGCAAAATTGGTTTTGCGGCCAAAACTGAATTACATAAGTCTAGTAGCGGTGATGTTCACGGTGGTACATACGGATCATTCGATTCAGGCGATACAACGAGACAAGATAGTACAGAAAATCGCGTATTGTCGCTTTTTGGTTTAGATATTTATGAGATTGTAGAAGATTCACTTGCGGATAAGATTATAAGTCTATTTAGTAAAAAGGCTGTGGGTGGCGTTGTGAGAAGTGGTGAGCTTTTCGTTTCCGGCGAGGTCGGCAGTGAGATCGTCGGCAAGATGGGAAGCAACACAGCGGTAGCCAACACCGGGCAGATGACGGACGCAATCTACAAAGCGGCATACATGGGTATGTCACAGGCACTAAAGGAACATGGCGGCAATGGAATGAGCGGATGGGAACCTGCTACGACGGATGACTTATTTGTAGCAATGAAGCGCAAGGCATCGAATTACAACAAGCGCACGGGTAGTCCGGCGTTCGCATAACACAGAGAGGGGATAGGAGCATGGCTTACAATGATTATAAAACAGTAACGCCTGTTGGTACGGAAAATCCTAGCCGTGAAGGGTGGTACGAGAAAACAGGAAGCACTTACTTCAAGACTTCCGACAGTACCGTACAGAATGGCAAGACGTACTATCAGCGTGGTTTCTTGGTCAAGGTCGGCAATTATACTATCCCCTCCCGCTTTATCAAGTATGAGACGTTTCAGGCGTTATGGAGTACCACGGACGTTGATTCTTACCGAGATGCGAACGGCACTCTTCACAGGGATTCGGTAATGAAGAATAAGGTAATGAAGGTTGAGTGGGAAACACCTGATTTGAGCAATGCCGAGTTCGAGGAACTGATGAGCAATGTCCGTTCACAGTATCTCAATTCTTCATCGGTGGACGGTGTAAATCTGTTCAACGGCAAACAGGCAAAGAGTGCTAATGTCACGGCATGGATACCCGAAGAGAACGCTTATAAGACCGATGTTTGTTATCTTACTTCGGATGTAACATTCTCTATCAGATACGCCGATGAAAAAGGTTTACGCTATAACCCCGTGAGATTTGCATTTATCGGCTATAGTAAACCGAGTGCAACGTAAAGAGGAAGGTGATTAGATGATACCTTACAATTATACGGATGATATGCTCGTTGCCGAACATAGAGATTTACTAATCACTGATGGTACGGTAACGGTCAGCGGTACGGGTTACACGGTATCAAATGATACTGTGACCATCACAAACCCGATGATTGAAGAGGAAGCATTCGAGCTGCATCAAAGCCTGTGTTCCGATACACAGATTCGGTTCGGCTCATGTGAAGCGGCAGAGGTTTCATTCGTGATTTACGAGAACCTTCCGACGCTGAAGAACAAAACGATCAAGGTTTATCTGATACCCAATTCTGATGCGTCTAAAATGCTTCAATTAGGCGTTTACAAGGTAGATGAGGATAAATTATCAGCCGATAGAACAAAGCGCACTATCAGGGCTTACGATGCGATGTACGACATACTGAATGCTGACCTTACGGCGTTCTACAATGCGACATTGCCGAACAAGTCAACCACAATGACGCTTGCACAGTTCAGGGCGGCGTTATTTACATATCTGAATATCAGTGTAGTCAGCACTACGCTTGTCAATGACAGCATGACCGTAAGGCGTACCATTGAACCCGAAACATTGAGCGGTGCTGACGTTATCAGGGCTATCTGCGAGATTAACGGTGTTTTCGGAACGATAACGAACGAGGGTAAGTTTAAGTTTGTAGAACTCACTCCCGGTCTTGATGATGGCCTATTTCCTTCTGATACCCTTTATCCCGCTGATGACCTTTATCCACAGGACATTAACCACGATGTTACGGTTCTGCATCACTCGTATTACCTTGATGTGGAATTTGAGGATTATATCAGCGAGAGCATCACGCAGCTCACGATCCGCACGGATGATGAGGATGTGGGTATCACGGTAGGCACAAGCGGAAACGGATATGTAATCACGGGCAATTTCCTTGTGTACGGCATAGGTGGTTCTGCACTCACTACGATAGCTACAAATGCGTTGAGCAAGATAACGAATAGATATTATAAGCCTTGTACGCTGAACGCCATAGGAAACCCATTACACGAAGTAGGAGATGGTATTCGCATTCGTACAACGTATCGCGGTATCGTGACCTACATACTGGACAGAAGGTTGTCAGGTATTCAGGCGTTAAGAGATACTTACACGGCACAGGGTGAACAGTATTCTTCGGAGGATTTGAACAGCGTGTCTAGCCAATTTAAGCAGATTGCTAATAAGACCTTAAAGATACAGCAAGACGTAAACGAAGTATCGGCAGAATTGACCGAACAGCTTGATGATACGGTTCAGGGTTCATACGCTTATCAGACCGCACAGGAAATAGGTCTGAAGGTAAGCAAGTCTAATATTGTCAGCGATCTCAATAACAAAATGTCCGGCATAACAATCAGGTCGGATGCTATCGAGGTATCGAGTTCGGGAACATTTACTGTTGATGCCACAAACTTTTCTCTTGATTCTAACGGTAACGCCAAACTTACGGCGGCAGAATTAAAGAGTTGTACTGTTAAAACAAGTCTGACCGTCAATGGTGATATCACTATGGGTACGGCGTTTAAGTACACTAGTTCAACAGATACGCTCAAAATGTTTGATGATGCGATATATGTTTCAAGCAATTACCTGATGATTGACGGTTCGCAAGGTTCTGATTTCAATAATGTTTCTATCACGGGTAGCGTTGTTCATGTTGGCTATGATTCTACACAGACAAGAATATATAACTGTGACATGATTAGTGCGTCGGATAATGTCGGTTCGGGCAATGCAAGGATCGTGTTTGACGATACCAACGGCACAACGGCTATATATGGTCAGACTTCCGGCATCAGAGTAGACAGCGGATATTCTTCATACGGCATCTTGCTTGATGGCTCCGTGGATGTTGGCGGCGGCTCATCTAATACGGTTCGTATCAAGGGTAAAGACGTTAAGTGGGTAAGCGAAACAATCAATGGTACTTCTTACAAGATACTTGTGGAGGACTAATACATGGACGATTTCGAGAATGCCCTTATCAATCTCATCAATCAGAATCCATTGCCGTTT